TCCGGGTGCGCAGGATGCCTTCACATTACCCAGTCGGGGATTTCGGACATGATTGAAACAAAATGGATCGGTGGCAAGTATCCGGGCATTAGAACCCCACCCACACCCGTGATAAAAGTTGTGAAAAAACGTGTTCAAACGTGCTTTCAACCACGACCCTCAAAGAACGCAATCTTGGCGGTGGTGCGTTCTCAAGGCCCGATCAGCATTACACACATTGCACTGTCGCTTGGTAAAAAAAAGAATTTGGTGAATATGCACTTGCTTGATATGCAACGTGAAGGGCTGGTCGTCAAGGAGTATCGCAAAAACAAAAACAATGGTCATAACCAGATGTTTTATTCGGGAGTGCAATGATGTGGCCCTTCCCGTTGACGCTACTTGTGAAGCAGTTGAATGCACCGCTGCCTAAGTTCAACCCTAATAATTATGAAGAGGCTCCGCTATGAAAATACCACACCCTTTAAAATACATCATTTATGCAATGGTTGACGAGACTCCAGTACAGTTACGCAGACATGGAACATCTGAGTGGTTAGACTGGAACTGTGGCTCAGTTACTCCGTTCTCCAACTCAGCCATCGCCTTTGAATGGCGCATCAAGCCAGAGCCAAAGCCTGATGTTGTTGAGCTGCATAACGTAGTTATTTGGGGACGTACATCAACAACGATTCCAAACATCAAACTCACATTTGATGGTGAGACAGGCAAACTTAAATCAGCGGAGGTGATATGAACAAAGACGAAGCACTGAAGCTGGCTCTATTTGACATTGAACGGTATCAAACCAAGCGACAAGACTTTGACCGCTTTGAAAACACCCTGATCAAAATCAAAGAAGCCCTAGCGCAACCAGACCATATTCCTGACATCGGGAAGTTGGTCATGAAAGAGGTTTCGTTACCAGAGCAGGAGCCTGTTGAGTGGCAGGGACGTGTTGGGTCTTGCTGGAGAACTACTACACCAACTAAGCAACAGCCAACTCAGAAGCTACGTGCTGAATATTTGGCAACTATAAAGAGGGCAGAAGGCGCTCCTGCTTACGAAATTCGCGCCTTATTCACATCACCACCAGCACGTAAGTGGGTGGGGCTGAATGATGAACAGTACATCCAAATAGCAGATACAACTTTCCATGCTGGCCTTGGGATAGTTGCATTTTCCAAAGCAATTGAAGCCAAACTGAAGGAGAAGAATTATGACAACTAAAACTGAAGCGCTAACGCTGGCGCTAGAGGCGTTGGAAAAATACCGCATGGGTATATCCATACTTAACGATGGCCCTGACGCCAGCGATGTAGATCACGCAAAAGGATTGATAGTACAGAGTATGGACTTAATGCTATTAGCAATACCTGCAATCCAAGAAGTCCTAGCGCAACCAACAGAGCAGGAGCCTGTACTTCAAAACATTGAGCAGTACAGGATGCAGATGGCAGGTATTTGCACCGCATCCGTCGGTTACTGGAAAGAAGGTGAGGGCATCCACCCTGACTACGACACCATAGCCCTGCGCGATGTTGCGAAGCTGTACGCAAAATATGCTGCGCTTTACAAAACACAACCGGACCTAACAGACGCAGAGCGTAACTTCTGCCCACGCTGCGGCAAGCGGTTACTTGGGCCGCCTGGCCCTGTAAGCATTCACACTTGCACACCACCAAACGCAAGAACCTTCGACGACTACGGAAATAAAATAGTATGAACATGAAAATGGATTTGCAGATCAAGCTACGCAAGGGAAGCAAAGGTGAAAAAATAGTCGCGCCCTACATCAACCAATGGTGTGTATGGGACATACCGGAAAAGGAATGGACGGAGGCAGTTGCCGAAGCAGTGGCACGGGCGTATGTTCTTGGTGCGCGACACGCAATCACGGAGATGAGCCGGAGCATTGAAGCACCGCGCTTTGACCTCCCGGTTGTTTGGGAGAATAGAACATGATTGAACACAAGATAACGGCTGATGGCGCTGCTGCTGTAGCCCCCACTTGTCATTGGATTCCCGTTGATAAGAACACTCCAAGAGGTGCAAGTATGTGGCTGATAAATAAGCGCGCTGGTGTCGCACAGAAGGGGCACTACGACCCGAACGATAAGTTTTTCACGCACTGGTTCCCATTACCAACTTTTAAGAAAGACACGAAATGACCAACGACTTTTTGCTTGCAGAGCAAGCAGGGCTGATTGGTCCGAGTAGTCGTGTCGGTGAGTCACACGCAGCAGCCCAACGCTTTGCCGACCTTATCCGTGCTGACGAACGTGAGGCTTGTGCGACTTTAATTGAAGGGTATTCCGAGTGGCTTGGGGAGAGAGCCAAAGCAGACATAGCCAAATTTATTCGAGTGGGGGTTTCCCCATGAAGATGAAAACGTACACCATGTTGGACTCGATGCTTGCCAGTCCCACGGAGCCAATGAACGAGAAGCAAAGGCGGCACCAGTTGACCCGGATGTGGAGTGGTCTTGCTGCCTTGGAAACGTCAGCGGAACCAACTCGGGATGATTGGGCAGTTTGCTCTGATGCTGTCAATCTTATGGAGACGCTGATTCTGACTGGTAAGGTCGAGGATGGGGGAAACCTGCTTATGGACGCCATCACTGCGCTGGCTCAAGCTGGACAGCGTAGCTTTGCTGGTAAGCCTATCCGTTTAGATGGTGCTGGCATTCAGGCAGTCAGGGCAATACTGGAGGACTACTCGATGGTGTTGGAGTCACTGCCTGCCAGAACCATGATCCACTGCCACCGCCTGACTGAGCAAAGGTTGCAAGGCATTTTGCGGGGGCATAAGAAGCCACACGATATTGAATTAACCAAGGAAACAAAATGAGTGCAAATGAGATACAAGTTGGTGGCGATCACTACAAGAGTAAGAAAGTCCAACCGTGGGATGCAATGGAGTCATGGATGAGTCCAGAACAGTTCGAGGGGTTTCTACGGGGAAATGTGATTAAGTACATTGCCCGGTACAAGGACAAGGATGGTCTGAAAGATGTGCAGAAGGCACGGCACTATCTTGAGAAGCTGATTGAGTGTCTTGAAACTCGATCAGGTCTTCGCAACGAGTAGTTCAGTCTTCATAGCCGATCCGTTTGTTGTGCCGTACCAGTAACTTAGTACGAGCATGGCAACGGCATCCATCAATCCCAGTACACGCCCAACGACCAATGGGTCTGTACCTTCGGGATAACCCTTAAACAGCACCATGCACTCCGTGCCAAGGGTAATTGATAGCAGTAGCAGGCTTAACCAGAACAGAGGCTTCTGTGTGCCTCCAGACACGTTTGCTGTGCGTGCTGAGTCACGGTCTTTGAAGCTGAGTTCAGCGTAACGGAAACCACGCTCCTTCTCGTTGTTTAGGTACTCCAGTTCAAGTTCTCTCAGCTTACCAATTTGCTCAGGCGTCATCTGACCCGCTTGGATAATCTCGCTGATCTTGTCTTTGGTGGCCCCTGACAAACCCAACAATTCCCCAACGGATGCCACAGCAACTGCACCCAACGGGCCAAAGATTGCAGAAGCAACCGTTGGGGCAACTGTCTTGAGGGTAGCCAACCAATCCATTATTGCCAAACTCCAGTTCGCATCTGCTTGGCAAGGCGTTCACACCGTGCGGGTGTCTGACTGTGCCACTTGCTGAGAATCATGTTCTCTGCGGCCTTGTCGTAGTTGCCACCTTGAATCAGTGCGAGTGTGTTCTTGAAGGCCATTAAACCTTCAATGCCCATCTGGAACGCCATGTTGATGAGGACGTTAAGCCTGATCTGGTCTAGGTCTTTGACCCAAGGCAGAGCCTTGAAGACCTCTGCTGTCTTGCGCTGAATGTCATTGTTCAGCAAGTAAGATGATTCTTCGGGTGTGATACCACCATTGCGGCGCTTGTCTATGAGCCTGCCCACACCAATGGTGAGGTAGCCAAGGCTGTCGGTGTAAGCCGATAAGACTTCACCCTCATCCCTGCGGAGTTGTTCGTTAAGGCTTGTAACCATGATTTGTAGCCCATCCGAGGATAATGTAACCGAGTCCGACAACACCAGCCCAAATTAGACTGAGCAAAGTCTTCTCGATTATTGTTTTACGAAACTCAATGCGCTGAGCCTCAACTTGAATCGCTAACCTGACCCACCGCTGTTCTTCCTCTGATAACCCAGTGTCGGTGCTTCGGATTCGGATGGCTGCTGCTATTTCAGCAGCGAACTCGGTGCGTTCTTCTGGCGTCATGATGTAGGTCAATTATTGGGTTATGGCATTTTAGACTATTACGGCGCTAGGGCGTTCTGACTCTGCACTGGTTCTGGAGCAAGGGCATTTTTAACAGCAACCCCTGCGCCTGCTGACGTACCCGCTTTCCATTGAGATGGATTTGACAACAGATTAATCACCCGGTTGCGTTCTGCGGCAGGCAATGTCTCCAACAATTTCGTAGCACCTTCTGGGGTTTTCATTGCCTCAGTCAGAGATTTCATTGTGCTCTTACCAATACGTCGTTCAAGGTCTTCAAGTCCCTTATTACTAACAGTTGACCAAAAATTAAGCAGTGATGGTAATTTAAACTTTGATACTTGCTGATCCAACACTGTTGCCAATGCTGTACCACCCTCACTGGCTTGAGCTTTGACTGAAAGTTTAGTTAAATGCTTTTGAGCTTGTTCCTGAAGAACCGACAAAGTATTGTCAGCCACTTCTTTAGCAATGTCGTATTTACCCGGGCCAAGAATCTTTTCAACAGCATCTGGTGACTCACCTTGCACCAGTTTTACAAAAGCATCCTTGTTTGTTTTCCACAAATCTAGAGCTTCACCAGTTAACTTTTTCTCAGCAATCTGCGCCATACCCTTGGAATGGGTAGTCAAATAATCACGCCATCCTGTACCACCCGCACCTTCGATTGCATTGTCAATCATAGGTTTAATCTTCGACATAACACTGGCGGCAAGATTACGTTGTGATGTTGCGTCTGCACCCGGACGCAGTTTTGCAATTGCAGCATTTACAGCGTTTTTACGAATGGCTTCTAAAGCATTGGCATCAATGACACCTCCACCCGAAGTCCACTGTTTAATTGCATTGGCAACTTCTTGAGTTGAACCCTTGATTAAATCATTGGCTGCAAACTCAGGGTTATTAGAAATGGCTGCAATCCTATCTGCAAGAGGTGCGCCTTCCAATGGTTTAATGCCAACCGATTGCAGGGCTTTGGCTGCACCAGTAGCCTGAGTTGCAAATTGAACAGGGTCAATCTTGCCACCTGTACTTGCAGCAACTGCTAAATCATTAGCTTGTCGAAGCACAGCCTCATCTGCCACATACTGACCCAGATTGGCACGCTTTAGAGCACCTTCTCGCATGGGGGTGGTAATCACATTCAGATTACTTTTAGCCACCTCGCCAGTTGCGCGAGTGGCAGTAGCAGTAGAACCACCAGCCAATTTCGCTAGTGCATTGGTGGCAGTAGCTTCATCCGTAAGCGCCATCTTGCGAAGCATTTGAACAGTAGCGGGATCACGTTCTAATGATTTTGAGATAAGTGATTGCCATGCCGGATTCTGAACACCCGCTGTAAGTTCAGCAACACTTGCATTTGGTGAAGCATTTCGAAGATTGTTCAATACTATTGGTAAGTCATTACCAAGTGTTGCTTTTGCAATGGTGGCAGCTTTTTGAAGTGGGATTTGTCGAAGGTCGGCTATCTTACCAGCAGCCCACCCAAGAGCAGGCCCAATAGCACGACCACCAGCTTCATAAGTTGCCCCCTCAACAATGTTACTGAGGGGTTCTGTAATCCGTGCCGCACCTTGGCGTGGAACTTGTCCACCCAAGTTTATATCACCCAGAGTCATCAGTTCTTTACCAATACCGTAACCCAGTCCAGCACCAGCAACTGCACCAGTAGCTGTTCCAACTCCGGGGGCAACCAATGTACCAGCACCACCACCGATCAACCCACCACCAATTGCACCAGCACCCTCAACGAGTGGGGCAACATAAGGACGGGCGGCTTGCCATGTCCTTTGTGTCATTGTTGGCTCAGGTGTAGCAGCAGGCATACCGATGCGGGGGCCAGCAGTTACATCCCACTCGGATGGTGCTG